TTTCGCTTACCGTGGGCAGCACGTCGCTGGTGCTGGTGGACGGAAAGGCGACGCTTACCGCGCAGCAGTTCGAACACGTAGGCGAACAGGCGACATTCGACGGCGCGGCCACCATCAAAAAGCTGCTGTCGTGGCTGTCCGGGGTATCCGGTGCGGCTGGATCGAGCGGTGGCGCCAACGCTATCGACGGTGGCGTAAATGTCGTCAATGGCGACGTGGTTGTGGACGGAATCGGCACCAAGTCGCACCACCACAACGAACACGACGGCCCGCCGACAAGCGACGCGCAAGCCTAAACCCCGCCGTGGAACGGGACACTGGCCACGGCCAGAATCCCGTTCATGAACGGAACCGACGCGACCACTGGAAAGCCGCTTTCAGGCGTTGAACACCTGCGGCAATCCATAACCGACATTCTCACGACGCCAATAGGCAGCCGTGTGATGCGTCGCGACTACGGCAGTAAGCTGTTCAGCCTGGTTGATGCCCCAATGAATCTTTACACCGTGTCGCGCATCTATGCCGCCACGGCGGCTGCGATTCGCAAGTGGGAACCGCGCTTTAAGGTTACTCGCGTAAGCCTTTCCAGCGCCGAACCGGGCGCAATCGCGCTGGACATTTCCGGCAATTACCTGCCTGACGGGCAGCCCGTAAAAATCGACGGCATAAAGGTTTCGTAATGTCCAACGCCTACACAGCGGTGGACCTGTCCACACTCGCCCCGCCGCAGGTTATCGAAGCACTGGATTTCGATACGATTTTCGCGGACATGCTGGCCGATCTGATTGCGCGCAGCGCTAACGACCCATACCCGTTTACCGCGCTTGTCGAGTCGGACCCGGCTTACAAGGCATTGCAGGTTTGCGCCTATCGCGAAGTGCTGCTACGCCAGCGCATCAACGAAGCCGCCCAGGCGCTAATGCTCGCGTATGCGCAGAAAAGCGACCTGGACCAAATCGGCGCCGGGCTGGACGTGCCGCGCCTTGTCATTACGCCAGCCGACGATACCACGGTGCCGCCCACGGCTGCCGTAATGGAAAGCGACGCCGCATATAAAGCCCGCATCCAGCAGTCTTTCGAAGGCTTCAGCAGCGCCGGGCCGGTGGGCGCCTATCAGTTTTACGCGCTGTCGGCAGATGGCCAGGTGCGGGACGTAAGCGTTACATCGCCCACGCCTGGGACCGTGCTGGTAACGATCCTGTCTGCAAATGGCGACGGCGGCGCAGACAGCGACCCGGACGGCAAGCTGCTGGCGGCCGTCACTGCGGCGCTGACGGCGGAAAACGTGCGCCCGCTGTGCGACACGGTTCTGGTCCAGTTCGCGGAAATCCTGCCCTACACGCTGAACGCCACGCTGGAAATTTACGCGAGCGTGGACCAGGACGCGGTTCTGGCCATGGCGAACCAAACGGCGGCGGAATACACGCTGGCCTGCTGGAAATGCGGCGCCGCGCCGACGCTAGCAGGCGTGTATGCGGCGCTGTTTGTTACGGGCGTTCAGAACGTGATTCTTCACGCGCCGGGCATCCAGGCCGACATGGTGGCGACGAAGACGCAAGCCGCGTTCTGCACGGGAATCACGATTAACGGGGTGGTGGCGTGACGGACACGGCGCAGGAAGACAGCCTGCTGCCCGTCAACGCGACGCAGGCAGAGCGGAACGTGGCGCTGGCCGCTTCGCGCATAAGCGCCGTTCCGGTGCCCCTGCGCTCGCTTTACAACCCGGCAACGTGCCCGGCCGTGGCGCTGCCATGGCTCGCGTGGGCGTGGTCGGTTAGCGAGTGGGATAGCGACTGGCCCGAAGCCACGAAACGCGCCGTGATTGCGGCAAGTGTGGCGGTCCACAAAATCAAAGGCACGCCAGCATCCATAAAGGCGGCGCTGGCCGCTGCGGGCTATCCAGGCGCTGAAGTGATCGAGGGTGCGGGTAGCTGGTATCTGGACGGCTCGCGAATGCTCAATGGCGCCGACTTCCTGGGCGACAGCGACGGCACGAAATGGGCCTGGTATCGCGTGCGGCTTGCCCAGCCGATTGCAAACAGTCAGGTGGCGCAGGTGAAACGGATTCTGGCTAACACCGCGCCAGCGCGCTGCTACTTGGAAGCGCTGGATTTCACCGCCGCCGCATTCATTCTGGACGGCAGCGTAAAGCTGGACGGGACATATAACCTTGGAACAGTGATTTAATGGCCAATCTTACAGAAAATGATGCTTTCGATTCTGGCGTGTATCAGTGGGAAACCACCGATTCAGCGCTGGGCGGCCCTTTGGGGGTAATGAATCGGCCGCTTCTGTCGCTGGTGAACCGTTCGCGTTACCTGCTGAACCGCCTTATGGACGGCGCGCTGGGGTTCATGGCCGACAACGGGGCAAAAAACGCCATTGCCGCGACGCTGACCCAGCCCATGCCGGGCCTGGTTGACGGGGTGAAAGTCGCTTTCAGAACGAAGGTAACGAACGACGGCGCGGTAACGCTGGCGCTGACGAACGCAACTGGTGGACCGGCGCTGGCCACGCTTCCCGTGTACGGCAACGACCAAGCGGCACTGATCGGCGGCGAATTCCCGGCCGGGTCCGTCGTGAATGTGCGGCTGAATACGGCGCTTAATGCAGCAAACGGCGGCGCCTGGGTTGTTGAGTCGATTTCAGGCGGCTATGCCAACATTCCGACCGCGCCCACGGGCGACATGACGAAGAAAGCCGCGAACATGGCGGCCATCTTTGCTGCGACGGACGGCTATCAGGTGGTGGACGTTTCGGGAAGCACGGACACGGCGCTTACTCAGGCGCAGTATGGCGTGGCCATGCTGAAGCTGACCGGCGCGCTTGGCGCTTCGAAAAACCTGATTCTCCCGGCGCAATCTGGCCAGTGGATTATCGACAACGAAGCCACGGGCAATTTCAACGTGACGGCGAAGGCGGCGGGTAGCAGCGGAAGCACGGTTATCCTGCCTGCTGGCTCGCCTGTGATCGTGTGCAGCGACGGCACAAACGTTAAGTTTGCGAGCGCTGGCGGCCAGTCTTACATGAAGGCTTACCCGTTCTCCGGGCTGGCCACGAACACGCTGAACATTACGGGCGGCTATACGCCGGGCGCGATCATTGTCGAGCGGAACGGCAGCCTGCTGGAACCCGGCACGGCAGCGGCGCCCGATTACACCGCGACGGACGGCGCCACGGTTGTGCTGGCCACGGCGCTTACGGCTGACGAAACCGTGACCGTGTACACGTTCGCCACGTTCAGCGTCGCCAACGCCGTGCAGAAATCCGGCGACACCATGGGCGGCCCGCTGGCGCTGTATCAGGGATCGACGGCGCCGACGCCTGCGGCTGACGACAACAGCCAGATTGTGCCGCCGACAGCGTGGATGCACCCGCTCGCCGCGCATGGCCAGTGCCGCCTTTCTGTGGCCAGTGCTACGTCGCTGAAGCTGGCGCGCTACAACGGCGCATGCCTGAACATCAACGGCACAATTCGGCAAATTCCGGCCGCAGGCGTGACGATTTCGAACGCGAGCCTGGCAGCCAGCACGCTCTATTACGTGTACGCGTACATGAACGCGGGAGTAATGACGCTTGAACTGTCCGCGACGGGGCATGCGACGCACACGAATGGCGTGGAAATCAAGTCCGGCGATTCTACGCGCACGCTGGTTGGCATGATTTACACAAGCGCGAGTGGGCAGTTTCTGGACGCTGGGAACCAGCGTTTTTGCGCAAACTGGTTTCATCGCAGAATGGTTGGCGGTAGCTTATCGCTCGCCGGGCTTTCCAGTACATCAACCACGTCAGCAGAGCTTTCCGCCAGCGCAAGATTCAGTTTCCTGTCGTGGTACGATGAGTATGCAATGGTCGGGACTGACGGCGAGTATTACAGTTCGGCGGGTGGCTCGATTGGGGTTACTGAATACTTCAACGGCGCGCAGTCGGGGCCTAATGCACTAACCAATACTTCTGGCGGTTCCGGGGTTTGCTTCAGCACAAGTTCTTGCAACGTATGTGTTGAGGGGTTGAATGTGGCCACGGTCTACGCGCAGACAACTACGGGCACCATGACGCTGGCAAGCGCAACGCATAAAGCACTGTTCCGCGCATAAAAAGGAAACCTTAAACCATGAGTCTCGCAGCCAATCTGGCAAAACTTGGAAAGCTGCTGCTGGCGCAAGCCAGCGGCGTTATCAACGGCCCGACGCCGAACGCGGGCGACAACAGCCAGGCGGTGATTAACAGCGCCTGGTTTAAGGCCGAACAGGCGACGGAAGCGGCGCAGGGTACGGCGAAGGTGGCCACGCAGGCAATCACGAACGCAGGTACGGACGACGCTACCATTGTGACGCCTAAAAAGCTGCGGGCGG